TATAAATGTATCAAAATTTTTTATTTTAAATTCACCAATCATTTTGTTCAACCACTTTTCAGAATACTTTCTTTTCATAAATGAACTTATTGTAGTTGGTGTAATTGCTTCTACAAAAGAAAAAGAAGAATTTATAGTATCATCTCTAAATTCACCTCCCATCATAAATAAAGAAAATCTATCTTCCAATTCTTTATTTATATTATTTACATCTCTTATAGGAAATAATCTAACTTCAGTTCTAGATGGTGATATTTCGGATATCCAAAGTTTATCATTATTTAATTCACTACCAACTCTTTTATTAATAAGAGATATTTGTGTTTTAAAATTACCATTATTATATCCAGCTTCTCTTAAAAGTCTTTCAACATCTATAAAATATTCATTTGGTAATTGATACTTTTGAAATATAGTACCTTCTGCTATTAAAAAATAATCTTTAATATTATCTGTTGTTAATGGTATGTATCTAACCAAATTTCCATCTTTTTGTGGAAGTTGATTATCGTTTATATCATATATAATTACTTCAATAGAATCATTTTGCCCTAATCCAAAAAATGACTGAATATCTCCATTTTCAAATATCTTTCTATCATTTGAATCAATTCGATATCCTTTGTTATCTAATATTTCTTTGAATGTTTTTATGGCCATTTTTTATTTATTAATCATATTTGTATATATGTACAGTGAAATCTTTATTTTCAGTTTTAGTACCATCAGATACTATTATACTAAATGTAAAATCATATTGTGATGGTTTTGATGCAGAGAATGTACTAGCACCATAAGAACCTCTCAACCCCTTAAAATATGCTGAAGGCGTTTTCATTTCAAATCTTTTAGTTTCCCCAGCTTTTAGTTTAACAGGCAATGCGAATCCAAAATCCCAAATAGATTGACTAACACCTCCTGTGAATTTAATATCAACACTTATTTCCTTTTTTCCAGTTAAATCAGATGATGCTATTACTTCAAAATATGTTCTAAATGTATTTGAATAATCATTACCAGGAGCTGCAAATGTTCCAGCTGTTGCAGCTGATACTCCACGTGCGCCAGCACCATAATCCATACCAATCATTTTTGCTGTGGTTGCTTTGGTTGGGTCACCTTTATCAAATAATATACTTGCCAATTGTCCAGTTGAAACTGCTCCAGCTGCTAACGCCTGCTCTTTTGCTGATACCGCTAATCTTAACGCACTCAACTCTTGCTCCAATGATTGATTCCTTGCAAATAAAGAAACTCTTTGAATCGCTTCAGCAGTTCCTTTTTGTATAGAGTTTTGTAATTCGGTTATTGTACTTGATATTTTTGTTGTTAGTTGTCCAGTTTGGTTTTGTGCAGCTGCTAAATTTAAATCTTTTAAATCCAATTGTACTTTTAAACTTTCAGAAACTATTTCTACATCTTGCACTTTTGCTCTTAAATCCAAAACTGTCTTATTTAAAACAACTACTTGTGCAGTTAAATCAATTACCGATTGAGTTGCTTCATTATATATTGGTCTTGGAACTCTATCATCAAATGGTGGTGGTTCTGGTGGCAATAGTTCAAAAATTCTAGTATCAATAGACTTAACTAATTCTACTTCATTATATTTTGGCTTTATTAATTTTCCAGAAATAACACCTTCATCATTATTAGTTTGTTCAAAAGTATGGACACCAAAAGGATTTTTAGTAGTGATTGCCATTGAACCACTAACTAAAAGTTCACTTATTAATTGCTCATTTTGTAATCCAGTTTTTGCCATTATTAATTTTTAACTAAACTAAATGTAGTATCATTATCAAAGTATTCAATACTACTACCACTATCTACTTTAAATTCTATTTTGTAAACTCTATTAGCTTCCCAATTTGAAAAATTAACTTTTATATAATTTCCATTAGAATCACAACTAACTTTAGAATAATCACTAAATGGAATTATAATATCATTCGATGCGTAATCTCTTATTTGATAATAAGTTGTAGCTGGTAAATATTTTGAAGTTGAATAATTAAATGTATCTGAGAATGTTTTTGGTGGATACAACTCTCTACCAAATAGTTGTATCTTTGCAATAGTACCTACTTTATATTCCTTTTTCAAATTAGTTACACCAACTTTAATATCATTTGCAGTTAATGGAGTTAATGAACCAGTAGAAAATACAAAATCATCCCACCCTATTCTTATTTTTGGTTGATATATAGTGTGAGTTTCTTTACTAAAGAATTTTAATATACCATAATCTGCAGTATCGCTTTCATTTGCTGTTGAGTATTTTAAAATAATACCATCATTTATCACAGACCCACTTATGAAAGCTCTTAGTATTGATATTACATTCATATTAATATCTGCCGTTTGATAACTAAATGTTTGAGATGCTGCATAGTTTGTGTACCAAGTACCACCAACACCATTATTAGTACTTGCTTCTGTTCCCGATTGGAAGTTATTTTGTAACCACTCCAACGAAGAATCTCCTTCTCTATAATTCCAAGTTACACCTTGAGTTGATATATTATCAAATCTAGTACCAGTACCCATTTCCCAACTTCCAGAAATTGCATTTGCAAATATAGTATAATCTAATGGAATTTCTTCACTTTTAGTTTCTTTTAGTATCAATTCTGCAGAACTCATTGAAATACTATTGTTAGAAATTGATGCAGATACATATCCTAAATCAAATTTAAGTAACGCATGTGATACATCTTTAATGTTTCCGTAATATACTTTACTTATTTCCAATATTTCATCCAAACCAGTATTCTGATTTGGTTGTTGTAAATAAACCGATGCATCTTTTGATGCTGTTAAAAAATAGTATGCCATTATTTTACTCTGCCTTTTATGTCTGCATCAGGAAACTTAATTTCAAAAACCGAAGGGTCTAACGATGGATATACAATCTTATCTTTAGTTGCCGCTTCTATATTATATGAATTTGAAGAATATTTACCAGAACACTTATTTGTTATTTTAACCATAGGAACTGATGAAACTCCTTCAACATTTGCTATTAGTAATTCGATTTCACTTAAATTAATTGTTTGATTAAATGACCAATTATCAATACTAAAATAATCCTTTAACTGAACTATACAGTTTGTTAATACTTCACTCTTATTGTAGTTTCCAAAAACAACTATTTCAAAATCAACACCAATATTAATAACAAACCCATCATTAATATTAATACCATCAGTTAATAATCTATATTCATTTAAATATGTTTTAAGATTTTCTTTAACTGCTCTATTGAGATTAGTAATATTACCATTAACATCATACCCTAACAAATATAAATTAATTGCAAATGGATTATTTTTTTCGTTTTCATTTGCAGTTTTACCAATTAAAAATTTAGTAATATCTTCTTTTATACTTCCTTCTGTTGGTTCTTCTGAATCTGGCTTATTAACAAAACTCATAACCAAATCAGTAAATTCTTGCAAATGATTTGGAGATGCTAATATAGACGCTGGTGAATTATTATCTAACGTACCATCAGCAACAGCGTATGCTTTTGCTATTCCTCCATATTTTGAAGGTAATGATAATACTCTAATTTGATAATCTTTTGCAGTTACTGCTCTATTTTGTGCACCAAAGTTTGCTAATGCATTTTGTCTAATTTCTTCTAATGTTTCACCATCTCTACCACCAGTAGCTGGAATTTCATTATCAACAGCTACAGAGTTTTTTATAGTATTATATGTTATTCTATCAGCATCATTAAATGCCGATATATCATCATCAAATTCAATTCCAGATATTTTTGTTAATTGTCCTTGTGATACATTTGATGCAACACCTCCGCCAACGTAATACTTTACAGTTATTGTTGTATTTGATGGAGATGTTCCGTATGTTTTTGTTTTTAAGAAATTAGTTGGGTCAAATGATTCTTCCAATCTACTTATAGAATTTGGTAAACCCAATCCAACATTTTTAAGATTTGGAATCAATTGTTCATCACTTGCCGTTGGGTCACCTGCTCCAAACTGAATTGTTGTTGTACTATTTTGATTTATTCTTGTAGTAAATCTTTTTGCAGTTTTAATTGTTTTTAAAATATATGGTACAGTTGATTTGAATTGATATAATTCTTGGTCATTTGCTTCTGTGTTTGGGTAATCAATAAATACCATTTCCTGTGCTAAGTAAGGTACTTCATAGTATTTGTTTCCATTAGAATCCCTAACATCATATATAGAGATTATATTAGTATCTTCCAAATCAATAGTTTGAAAAGATTGATAATTACCAAAAGATGCTTCTTTTTCATTTACAACTGCCGAAATTACTTGTACATATTTTTTAGCTAAATAAAATACAGGTTCACCAGTATTTGCATCTCTTTCATATACAGTTATTTCTCTATCAGCTGCATCTTCAAAATCAACAAGATTCGTTGTTCTAAATTCTATACCATTAGGTGATTGTACCGCCATACCTTCTTTGATTCTCAAATAAAACTTTGAATCAGGCCTATTATTAAATCCACTTCCTATTGATGGTACTAATTGATATACAGATAATGTAGATATTGCAGGAGATGTTACTTTTGGCTTATACCCTAAAAATTGTGCTAATGCTAACATACTCGTTTCATCCTCAGCAAACGGCATTAATGATTCTTTTAAAGTATCATCTATATAGTATCCCAATACATCACCAATATAAGATGCCATTTCAATAAACATCATACCAGGTGATGTTTCATTAAAATCAGAATAAGTTTTTGGAAAATACGTTTTAGCAAACTCAATTAAGTTAGCTCTAAATGTAGAGAAATCTTTATTAAGGTATTTAATATCTTTACCTTTGTTTTTAAAATTTTTATTTATTGTATTGATTGCCATGTTTGTTATGCTTGAACGTTAAATGATAGTGTTTCCAAATTAACACTGTTATCTATTCTAAATTTTAAAGAAACATTTACTTGATTAGCATCTTTCAATTCATTTGTTTGCTCTACTGATATATCTTCGATAGTTACAAATGGTAACCAAGTTTCCATTGAATTGTTTATTGCATTTTCTATTTTTTCTTCTAAACTGTCATCATTCATTTCAAACAATACTTTTTGCAAATCACTTCCCAAATTTGGTTGCATTAATCTTTCATATTTCTTAGTAAGTAATAAATTTTTTATATTTGATTTTGTTTGTACAGCAGTTGTATATGATTGATTAAATCCAGTATTACCTATTTGTATAGGCAATACAACACCAATGGCCCAATCATTATACTTTTCTGTATCTTTTACCAATTTACTACCTAATACTATTGCCATTATTTCTTTTTAAATCTTTTTACAAGTTCAGAATAATCTCTATTCAATGCTTTATCAATTTCAGCTACTCCAGTATTTACCCCCAATCCAGTTGGAGAAGGTCCTTTAGTCATTTCACCATATCCCATTTTTTCAGCTATTGCAGTTTTACCTACAATTGAACCCATATCACCTTGTCCAAAATTCATTGTTCTAAATCCACCATCACCTTGTGGTATTCCACCTCTGGTTTCATTTAGTATTTGGTTAATCATTGGGTTTTTGCTGTATTGTTTTGTTGGTGCTGTTTTGGTTTGAACTGATTCTTGTATTGGTTCTTCTTCCAAAATAGCCTTAGCCATTGAAATACCCTTTGATTGTGGTTTTGGTGCTACTTTTGTTTCAGATAGCATTTTTTTCATTTCAGCCTTCACACCTTCCTTAATTAAAGCAGGTAATTGCTCTTTGAGCTCCTCTTTAACAAGAATTTGAATGGCTTCTAATAGTTTATCCATGTCCATAATATTCTATTCTTTGTTTTGTTATGTTTATAAATATTTGAATTAAGTATTTTTGGGATTATATTACAAAAATGTTCCTTTACCATCCAATAACATATAATCTTTAAAACTAGTACCATCTATAAATCCTATATGTAAATGGTCAGCACTACTATCCGGAAAGTCCATTACTTCGCCTACAAATGTTCCTTTTAAAATAGGTTTACCACCACCCGTTAATATATTCTTTGGCATATTTTTTAAATGTGTCATATAAATTTTTCTACCATCTTCACTTCGTATTACAATTCCCGCTCCGAATAATTTTTTACCATCTTTAACAATTACAGTAGGACCATAATCTGACGTTACTTCTATTACGCCGCCAATTGGTGTATAACACGGTGTACCAATCTTTGTAAAAATATCAACTGCATTACCACTATGCCAACCTGGGAAGCCTTTGTGTGATAATGTGTTTCCATCATAGACTACGGTTGCACCACCAAATAACATAGTTGAAGTGGGTGCACCTAGTCTAGCAGTAACATTGGGAACTTTATATCCAGTCCAATTTATTACACCAGGAGCAGGTGTGGAAAGTGGAGGATATAATGAATTTGTAATAATTAATCCAGTTACTGTTGCTAAATGTTGTTGTGCCCAAAATACAAAAATATCAACTAATGTTTTTGGTGTAGTTGTAGGTGGGATTATAAATGCAGGCTTCCATATGCCGGGACTAATTACCATATTATAATAAACTCCAATATTTCCAACAGTACCAGGTGCTGGTATTATTGGTATTGGAAATTCATTTAAAACTGCCGAGCTCCAATATGCAATCACACCACTACCCATAGCACCAACCAAATCATATGGTAGTGGTGATACTTGTCCTTGTTGTAATGCAAATTTAAATAAGGTTTTCATCATTTCCACATTACCCTTCTTTACACTTGCCATACTAATAGTATCAGTTCCCCTCTTTATACAAGCATCATATTCTTGCGCATATGTTTTAGCTACCAAATCTATATCACCAATTGCATTTGGATTTTCACTTAATCTAATTATATTTTGTTTAAATGTTACCCAAGACATCTTATGATAATTGATT